GATGGAGGCAGCATGAGCAAGATCGACAAGCAGGCGGCGTATACCAAGGGCGCGAAGAAGCGCCGCAAGAAAGCCCGCATCACACTGCCGGGTGGCGAGACCGCACCGCAGCCCATCGGGCAGGGCCGCAGGACTGATATCGACCAGTCGCCGCCGCCCATCCACAAGGCCCGCGCTTCCCGGTGCAAGCTGGACAAGGGCAGCCCCTTGCACGAGTCCGACATGGGCCGCTGCATCCTCGCCCTGTCCGAGGGTCAGGAGCGCGCCGATCTGGCAGAGGCATGGGCAGACCTCAGCGCCGCCCGCCGCAACTACCTCATGCGCATCATCGGACAGACCGGCGATCCGCAGGGCGCTGCATCGCCGATGCTCACCGAGGCAATGGAAACCGATCCCAGCCTGCGGGTGGACCTGCGCAGCCCCGGCGAGAAGGACGATGCCGCACAGCGCAGATGGCTGGAATGGTGCGGCAGGATCGAGACCCTGCCCGCCCCGCAGATGAAATGGGCGCTGCGTGGCGCACTGGATGGCTTCATGGGCGACGGAAGCCTGTGGCGGGACACCTTGCCCACTGCATCCGGTGTTGCAGCCGTTCGCGCGCTCAAGCTGTTGACGGGGACGAAGAAAATGTGAAGATTGTTGGGACAGCGGCGCGCCAACGCCCTGTCCCGCGATCAGCGATCAAGTGAAAAGGAATCGCCAATGTCAAAAATGATGAACCTAGAGTGCGAAGAAATCAAGGACCGCCCATTTTATGGGCACGCACATGCCATCTACATAATGGCGACAGATGAGGACGGTCCGGTAAAGATCGGGCACAGTGCGGACATCGCACAGCGGGTGATGAGTTTGCAGACCGGAAACCCAATGCCCATACAGGTCTTTGCGATGCGCCTTGTCCTGCCAAAGGTTATTCCACCGGGGCCGAGATACAACACCACCCGGCCTTTGAAGGAAAACGCGGTAAGGCTTGAGAAGTATATCCACACTGAAATGCACAAACTTGGCCTTTGCTTGATGCGAGAGTGGTTCGACATTTCTTGCGCAGAGGCGTTGGATGTGCTGGAAAAATCTGCCAGCAACATCAGTTGCCGGGCGATCAGCGCGAAGTGGCTTTCTCAAGGGGAGTCGGCCCTAGACCCTGAAATCGGATGGCTGCGTTCTGACCTGCTGCCGAAGGCCATGGACGCGGAAGCCCAAGCCGCTAAGGTGAACAATATCGGCTTGACTTTCATGCGTAAGGTTGGCAACCTCTGATCATCGCGAGGGGCTGTGGGGATACCGCAGCCTTTTCGCATTTCCGAAGCCTGTAGGCAGGCACCGCGCCCCAGGCAACTGCGGGCGCTTTTCCATTCCGCCCTCCGGCGGGTGCAGCTCATAAGTCGGTTGGGAATACCCGGTCGCTCTAGTGGAATGGGAACCCCCGTTCGCCTGCATCCTCCCGAGCGCGGCAGATGCGTCATCACGGCTACGGGTCGCCCCGTGGCGAGGTCGGGGCGGCTGTGCCGCATAACCTTGGGAACCCGGCATCTGCAAAGGTGGGGCCTCACCGTCCCGCGCTCACATCAACAAGACCTGCCACGCCTCTGCACGGCGCACCCCGGCGGGTTACTCACCATCCACCCCCGGCCTCGACTCCCACGGCCAGCCCGTCAACCGACATAGCCGCACGCCGCCCTAACCATTTCGAACCTTGGCGACTTTTGCGTTTCCAAACAGAGCGAGGCGGATATGAACGACCGGGATGACGCCGGACGGTTTACCGCAGGGAATCGGTTTTGGGAGGCTCGCAGCAGCGCGGGGCCAAAGCCCAAGTTTGCCGATGCTGAAACTCTGTGGGCGGCGTGTTGCGAATATTTCGATTGGGCTCACAGCAACCCGCTTTATGCGGATCAACTGGTTACGTTTCAGGGCACTGCCACCCATGAGCCTGTCGCCAAGATGCGCGCAATGACCATCGGCGGGTTGTGTATCTTTCTGGATATTGACGAGACAACTTGGCGGGACTGGAAAGACACGCGCCCCGATTTATCCCCGATCGTCACGCGGGCCGAGGCCATCATCTATCAGCAGAAGTTCACCGGCGCTGCTGCTGACCTGCTGAACCCTAATATCATCGCTCGCGACCTGGGTCTGGCTGACAAGAGGGACCATCAATCCAGTGATGGAACGATGACGCCAAAGCCGGGGGTTAACCTGAACCTCACCAGCCTGTCGGATGAGGAGCTTGCACAGCTTGAACGCCTTACCGACAAAGCGAGACATTCAGAGGGAGTGGGCGAGGCGGAATAGCCTTGGGTTCGCCAGGTACTTCTTTCCAGCCCGAGAGGGTATGGATCTTATCGAGGGGCCACACCATCGGGTGATCGGCGCAACGCTAGACCGCGTCCTTGCGGGCGAGATTCCCCGCCTGATTATCACGCTGCCACCTGGCTACACCAAAACCGAGATGGCGGTGGTGAATTTCATTGCGCGCGGCTTTGCGATCAACCCGGCGTCACGGTTCATCCACGCCACGTTTTCTGATGATCTGGCGCGGGAGAACAGCGACAAGATCAAGACGCTGATCGAGCTTCCCGAGTTCAGCGACATCCAGCGGGTCACGATCAGGACAGACACCAGCGCCAAGGACCGCTGGAAAACGGATCAGGGCGGCGGAATGCTTGCCAAGGCCGCAGGCGGACCAATCACCGGCTTTCGTGCCGGATACATGGATAAGACGCTGTTTACGGGCGCGCTTGTGGTGGATGACCCGCTCAAGCCCGACGATGCATTCAGCCCGACAAAACGGGCGGCGGTCAACAAGAGGGCAACCAACACATTCCGCAGCCGGATCGCGCACGAGGGCGTGCCGATTGTGGTGATTATGCAGCGGCTGCATGGTGACGACTTCGCGGGGCATCTGCTGACCGGCGGCACTGGTGAAATCTGGGACCATCTGGATTTGCCGGTGATTATCGACCGGGCGGCGGAATACCCGAAGGAATGGACGCACGGACGCCCGGTGCCGCATGATCTGCCCAATGGCCCGCTATGGCCTGAAAAACACTCGGCGGCTGAAATCGAGGTTCTGAAAGCCGACGCCTATACCTTCGCCAGTCAATACATGCAGCGCCCCGTCAGTATCGAGGGCGCGCTATTCCAGATGGATGGCTTTGGTTGGTGGCATGAACTGCCGCCCATTGATCACTACTGCATGTATGCGGATACCGCGCAGAAGACGGGGGAGCGTAACGACTTCTCAGTGATCCAGCTTTGGGGCAAGTCGCAAAACGGTATCTATCTGGTCGATCAGGTCAGGGGCAAATGGGAAGCCCCGGAGCTTGAGAAAACAGCCCTGACATTCTGGGCCAAGCACAAGCCCAAGCGCGTCCGCTCACTGAAAATCGAGGATAAGGCCAGCGGAACCGGCCTGATCCAGTCAATCAGGCGTCAGGGTGTCCCGGTGCAGGCGATTCCACGCGAGAAAGACAAGTTCACGCGCGGTCTGGATGCAGCACCTTGGGTTGCGACTGGGATGGTCCATCTGCCTGCAATCGCTGATTTCACGCCTGCGCTACGGCTTGAATTGCAGACGTTCGACGGCCTTGGAACGGGCCACGATGACCAAGTCGACCCGATGATGGATGCAATCGCCGATATGCTGGGCGGCAGCGCGTGGCTGGACAACTACCGCCACTTGGCGAGCTAGGATTACCATGACAGACACCGCAACCCGCATCGACGGCTATGCCGCGCAGATCGTGCATTCCGATGGCTACGCAAATCTGCTGTCCGGCCTGTCGCAGACGCAGGATGTCGCGGGCCGGGGCTACTATCGCGGCTCTCCGCTGCTGGACAAAATGCAGTTGGAGCAGATCTTCACGGGCGATGGCCTAGGCCGCAAGGTCGTGGAACTGGCGGCAGAAGAAAGCCTGCGCCAATGGATGACGATTGCAGGTGATGACGGGCAAGCCGTGCTTGATGTAATGGAGGCCCAAGGCGTCCAGCACTTGGTGACAGACGCCTATGTCTGGGCGCGGCTTTATGGTGGCGCTGCCATTCTGCGCCTGCTGGATGACGGCGGGGCACTGGATCAGCCGCTAAACCGCAAGAACCTGCGCCGCGTTCTGGGCCACCGCGTCTATGACCGTCACAAACTGACGTGGACAAGCGCCGATCTGGAGCAGGACGAGCTATCACAGAACTTCGGCCAGCCCGCGTTCTACACGATTCAGGCCACAGGCATGATGGCGCGCAGGGTGCATGTGTCGCGGCTCTGCATCATCGACGGGATGCGCCTGCCGGAGGATGAACGCCAGCGCAACAGCGGATGGGGCGCATCGGTGCTACAAGGCGTCTGGGATTACCTGATGCGGGTGGGGCAAAGCTACGGCTACAGCGCCAACATCATGCGCGATTTTGTGCAGGCCGTGTTGAGCGTCAACAAGCTGAACGACTTGCTTGCCGCTGGTCAGGAGGATGTGGTCAAGCAGCGGATGCAGATCCTCGACCTATCGCGGTCGATCCTGAACACGCTGCTGATCGACGCGGAGAACGAGACCTACACCAAGCAGGCCTCCAGCGTGGCAGGCCTGTCCGATCTGATGGACCGCTTCAACGAGGCCCTGTGCGCGGTCACCGGCTATCCGATGACCAAGCTGTTTGGGCGGTCACCTGCGGGCATGAATGCCACTGGTGACAGCGACACGCGGAATTATTACGACACGCTGGCAGCGGGGCAAAAGGCCCACCTCTCGCCCGTCATGGAAGAGATCGTGCGCGACTACTACAGCGCCAAGGAAGGCCCGACACGCGGGGTTGAGCCTGCGGCATGGTCGATCAAGTGGAACAGTCTGTGGCAGCCCACGGAGGCGGAAAGCGCGGCGACACGCAAACTCGTGGCGGAAACTGATGTCGCCTATGTGCAGAACGGCGTTCTGACGGCGGAAGAGGTCGCGGAAAGCCGGTTCGGGCAGGGCGAATGGCAGATGGAAACCACGTTGATTGCGGGTGCGGAGCGTGAATTGCCGCAGCCCGAGCCGGTCATAGTGGCCCCCGGTGATGTCCCCGAGGATGACGCAGATGATGTTGACCCCACGGCCTAAGCTGGCCCGTCCGGGTCGTTTGCCTATCATGGCGGCACCGGATGCGCTGGCGAGGCAGTATCGCGCGGAATTGCGGGCGCTGGTCGCCAAGATGAACGTTTTGATCGACAGGGAGTTGCTGGATCCGCTGCCGGGTATTGCCGCATCGCGGGATCGGCTGGTTCGCACCGATGCGAACGGCGGTTGGGCGGGGCGGATCATGTCGGCGGTCACAGCAATCCGCATGGGCCTTGCCGATGACATCAGGCGGCTGGAACGCAGGGCGCTGGATCTAGGATCGGCCATTGCGGATTACAACGGCATCCAATGGCGGCGGGTGGTCGAGGCCGCAGTGGGGGTCAACATCTTCAAGGCCGAGCCATGGCTTTCGGATCAGATCGCCAGCTTTGCGGCGGAAAACGCTCAGCTTATCCGGTCGCTGCCAGAGGATGCGCTGAAACAGATCGAGGGCATGGCGCAGCGAGGCGTCAGAACGGGCCAGTCGTCGCGCCAGATATCAGCGGAAATCCGGGGCAAGTTCGGGGCGACCAAGGCGCGGGCGGATCTGATCGCACGGGATCAGGTGTCAAAGCTGAACGGCAACCTGACTGAGATCCGCCAGCGGCAGGCGGGTATCACCACCTACAAGTGGCGCACGGGCCGGGATGAGCGGGTGCGGGATAGCCATGAAGTGCTGGAAGGCATGCTGTGTCGGTGGGATGACCCCACTGTCTACAGTGACGACAACGGGCAGACATGGAAAAAGCGGTCCAGCATCGGCGGCTATATCGGGCATCCGGGTAGCGACTA